CGCCGATCGGCGACCGGCCTTCATCAGTACGCGGCGAATGCTCAGCTGGCCAAACGGAGCCGAGGCGCATCTGTATTCGGCGGTGGACCCAGAAGCCCTGCGCGGGCCTCAGTTCGATTGCGCCTGGTCCGACGAACTGGCGAAGTGGCGCGACATCGAAAATGCCTGGAACATGCTGCAGTTTGGCCTCAGGCTCGGCAAACAGCCGCGACAGGTGGTGACCACCACACCGCGTGACGTGCCGATGCTGCATGCGATCCTTGCGGAACCGACGACGGTGATGACCACGGCGCCAACGATTGCGAACCGTGCCAATCTCGCACCGGACTTCGCCGACAGCATTGCGCGGCGATATGCCGGCACATCCATAGGGCGACAGGAACTCGAGGGCGAACTCCTGTGCGAGCCCGAAAACGCATTGTTCAAGCGACAGACCATCGAACGCGCGCGCGTAACGCGGGCACCACAGCTGGACCGCATCGTGGTTGCGATCGATCCACCCGCGAGCCACGGGCCGGGCTCGGACGAGTGCGGGATCATCGTTGTCGGACGGGCTGACGACTCGTTCTACGTACTGGCTGACCGCTCGGTGGCGCAGGCGACGCCGTCGCAGTGGGCGACGGCAGCCATCGCCGCTGCCCATTGCTATGACGTTGACCGTATCGTGGCCGAAGTGAACCAGGGCGGCGACATGGTGATCGAGACCCTGCGCCACGCAGATCCCATTGCGCCAGTTCGTGCGGTACGCGCAACGCGAGGCAAGACTGTGCGAGCCGAGCCGGTGAGTTTGCTTTACGAGCGTGGGCTCGTACACCATGTAGGCTTGTTCGCGGCGCTGGAAGACCAGCTTGTCGCCCTCGGCCAACAGACCCGCAGCCCTGACAGGGCCGACGCCCTTGTCTGGGCCATTACCGATCTCATGCACGGCGCAACGGGTCCGAGATTGCGCTTTCTGTAAGCAGGCGTCCCGATTAGCAATTTTTAGACGATTTTTCCGTACTAACGACAGTGCATCGCCGGTGAAGCCGATTTGGTTGCAGCGACATTATTCAAAATGATTATTTCGGAGAGCCTTTCATGCCGTTCAATTTCCGTGGCACGCGACGGCCGGACGAGAGAAAGGCCTCTGCAGTCGGCACGCTCACTGCCCTGCATGGACTGGGGCGCCCGGCCTGGACACCGCGCGACACCGTCTCTCTGACGAAGGTCGGTTATGGGAGCAACGTGATCGGTTTTCGTTGCGTAAGGATGATCGCTGAGGCCTGCGCCTCGATGCCGCTGCGATTCACCGAGGGCGGTGCGATACTCGAAGAGCATCCGTTGATTTCCCTGCTCGACGCGCCGAACCCCGGACAGGATCGGGCAGCGCTCTACGAGGCGGTCTACGGGCACCTCCAGTTGGCAGGCAACGCCTATCTGGAGGCTGCCGGCGATGGCGACGCACCGAGCGAGTTGCATGTCCTGCGCCCGGATCGGATGCGGGTGATCCCCGGTCCCGATGGCTGGCCCGAGGGATACGAATATCGGGTCGGCGGGCGGGCGCACCGCTTCGATATGACCGGGGTCGCCACGCCAATCCTGCATTTGCGCGCTTTCCACCCTCTCGACGACCATTACGGGATGTCACCGCTGGAGGCGGCGGCTGTCGCGGTGGACGTGCACAACGCGGCCGCTCGCTGGAGCAAGGCACTGCTCGACAACGCCGCGCGCCCGTCAGGTGCCGTTGTCTATCGCGGGGTCGATGGGCACGACACGCTGACCGAAGAACAGTATCGCCGCGTGGTGGACGAACTCGAGGCCAATCATCAGGGCGCGCGGAATGCCGGGCGTCCCATGCTGCTGGAGGGCGGGCTCGACTGGAAGCCGATGGGTTTCTCGCCCAGCGAGATGGAGTTCCTGGAGACGAAGAACGACGCCGCGCGGGAGATCGCGCTGGCCTTCGGCGTGCCGCCGATGCTGCTCGGGCTGCCCGGCGACAACACCTTTGCCAATTATCAGGAAGCAAACCGCGCCTTCTGGCGGCAGACCGTGCTCCCGCTGGTTCGCCGCACCACCGCAGCCCTGAGCGGCTGGCTCGGATGGCGATGGGGTGGTGCGGTGAAAATCGCGCCCGATCTCGACGCCGTGCCGGCTCTTTCTGCCGAGCGCGACGCCCGATGGTCGCGGATTGCCGGCGCGCGCTTTCTCGACGACGACGAAAAACGCCAGCTTCTGGGTTTTCCGCCTCGGCCGGCGCGCACCTGATACGCGCCTACGATTTGCCATTCCAGACGGAGTTCAGCCATGCCGCTGATTGCAGAAGCCGGCCCCCGGCTTGAGACGAAGTTTCTTCCGATTGATGCGAATGCTGCGACGGCCGAGGGGCGCATCGAGGGCTATGCGAGCCTGTTCGGGCAGCACGATGCCAGCGGCGACGAGGTGGCGAAAGGTGCCTTCGCGACATCGCTGGCGCGGGGAACCGGGCGGGTCAAGCTGCTGTGGCAGCACGACCCGGCACAGCCGATCGGGGTATGGGACGACCTGCAGGAAGACGGTCTCGGCCTCAGGGTCTCCGGCCGTCTGATCACCGAGGTCCGGGCCGGGGCGGAGGCGCTGGCCCTGTTGCGCGCGGGGGCTATCGACGGGCTGTCGATCGGCTACCGGACCGTGCGTTCAGCGCGCCTCGATGCCGGTGGGCGGAAGTTGCTGGAAGTCGAACTGTGGGAGATTTCCCTTGTGACGTTTCCGATGCTCGACGGCGCACGGGTCTCCTCTGCAGAGGAGCCCGAGACGAATGGAGCCTTTCGCGACCTCACCGACACGCTGGAAGAGGCGCGGCGACTGTTCGCCTAACACGCCGGACCTCTGCAAGCCCGCCAATTCCGTTTCCTTCACCTATCAATTTGGACAAACTCATGAGTGATGACCGTCATTTCCCGGAATCCCGGGCCATCGAAGAAACCCGCACGGCCGTCCAGGACCTCATCAAGGGATTCCAGGACTATCAGGGCCGTATCGAGACGAAGCTGCGCGTGCAGGAAGACCGCCTTGCCCTGCTCGACCGTCGCGACTCCGGACGGCCGGCGCTGGCTCGCGCCGCGGACACCGTCACGCCGCATCGCAAGGCGGTGGCGGCCTATGTCCGCTCGGGTGACGAAACCGGGTTGCGGGCTCTCGACACGAAGATGCTGAGCACAGGCTCGGCCGGCGAGGGCGGCATGCTGCTCGACGTCGAGACCGTGAACCATGTCGAACAGGTTCGCGCCTCTGCATCGTCGCTGCGCGCGGTGGCCAAGGTGGTCCAGGTGGACGCAGGGAGCTACGAGCTCCTCGTCAATCGCGGCACCATCGACACCACCTGGACCGGCGAGATGGGCACGGCCGCCGAGAGCCTGTCGGAAGCCTTCGAGCGGATCTCGATTCCGCTGCACGAACTGTCGGCCATGCCCCGCGCGTCCCAGCGTCTGCTCGAAGACTCGGCGTTCGACGTCGAAGTCTGGCTCGCCGAGGCGATTGCAGAGCGCTTCGCGCATGCGGAAAACATTGCCTTCATGACCGGCACGGGCAAAGACCAGCCGAAGGGCTTGCTGGCCTATCCCACCGCGCCCCACGAGACCGCGGCCTGGGGAGAGATCGGCGTGATGGCGAGCGGTGTCGATGGCGGCTTCAATGCGGAGGATCCGTCAAACACGGTCGTCGACCTCGTCTACACACTGGATGGCAAGTATCGCGCCGGTGCGAGTTTCATGATGAATTCCGGCACGGCAGCGTTCCTGCGCAAGTTCAAGGATGTCGACGGCCGTTTCCTCTGGACCGAAACGCTCTGCCAGGGTCAGCCGACGACGCTGATGGGCTATCCGGTCGTGATCAACGAGGAGATGCCGGCCATTGCCAGCAACTCGACCCCGATCGCTTTCGGGAACTTCCGGGCGGGCTATACTATCGTCGAGAAGCCGGGTCTGCGCATCCTGCGCGACCCCTATTCGGTCAAGCCGCATGTGCAGTTCTATGCCACCACGCGCGTCGGCGGCGATGTGACGGATTTCTCCGCGATCCGCCTGCTGAAGCTCAGCGCCCGCTGATAGCGACGAGCACGACCTTTCGGGAGGCGAGGCACCGCCGGGGTGGCTCGCCTCGCCGAGGGCGCGCTGCCTGACCCCTTCCCCTGCCTAGTTTGCCAGGAGCGACAGCCCATGCTGATCGACCTCTCTCCGCCTGCCGTGCGGCCCGAGCAGGTTGGCGAGCTTGCCAGCCAGCTACGCTTGCCCGCGGCTTATGCCGAGGAACCCGAGGGCGCGGCGCGCCTCGAGCGGTTCGTCGAGGCCGCCATGACGCTGGCCGAGAAACGGACCCGCCGGGCACTGTTCGCCCGTGCCTTCGAATATCGTCTGGTCGCATGGCCTGCCGGTGATCGTGTGGCTCTGCCGATTTCGCCCGTGACTGCAATCGAGGCCGTCGGCGTGCGCTCGGCCTCGGGTGACGAAGTTCTCTTGGCGGGCGAGGTGCTGCGGATCGACGCTCTCCGGGCGATGCCTGAAGTCGTCATCAGCGCGCCAGGTCGCCTTCCACTGGTCGGCGAAGGCTATACGGCCTTCGTGCGTTTCGTGGCGGGCCACGGAACCAGCTGGACGGACGTGCCGGCGGACCTCCGGCTTGCCGTCATGATGATCGGGGCTGCGCTGCACGATCACGGCGCGGTGGATCCGGAGGCGGTTCAGATGCCCTTCGGGGCACTTGCGCTGCTGGAGGGCTATCGGAGGGTCAGGCTTTGACGCCCGCTCTTCCCCGCTTCGATCAGCCGATGATCCTCGAAGCACCCGAACAGATCGAGGATGGCGGCGGCGGGCATGGCACCGCATGGCGCCGGATCGCGGTACTCTGGGCTGAAATCCGTCCCGTAGCGGCCCGCGAATTGGTCGAGGGTGCTGCCCTGACGAGCGGCGTGACACACCGAATCCGGGTTCGGGCCGTGCCACGCAACTCGTCCCTCTGGCCAGGCACGGCACAGCGGCTGCGGCTGGAGGACCGGATTTTCGACATCCTCGGCGTTGCCGAGGACGGCGACTGGACACTCCGTATCTGGGCGCGGGAGGGCGGCACGCCATGACCGCCGCCTTCTCCTGGGCCCTCCAGCAGGGGCTTCATGCCGCCCTAAGCGCTGATTCTGACATCGCGGCTGCCGTCGGCGGGCGCATTGTGGACGGTTTCATCGAGGCGGGAACCGCGCCGCCAAGCGGCCCGTCCATCCTGATCGGGGAAGAGCATGTACGGCCGTGGGGGTCGGCGACCGACAGCGGGGCCGATCACCGCATCACCGTCTCGCTGCTGTCCCCGGAAGGCGGCTTCGCCACACTCAAGCAGCTGGCCGCGAAGGTCTGCGATGTCGCCCTGGCCGCCCCCGCCCTGCCGCGCGGCCGGATCGTCCTTACCACCTTCCTCGCCGCGCGAGCCCGGCGTCACCGAAGCCGAGGCATTCGTCAGATCGACCTGCAGTTTCGCGTTGTCATCGAAGACGACGCGCCCAGCCCTTGAGGAGCAAACAATGACAGCACAGCGTGGACGCGACCTGTTGCTCAAGATCGAGAACAGCAACGGCGGCTTCGAAACCGTTGCCGGCCTGCGGGCGACACGCATCGCGCTGAGCGCGGGTGCCCCGGAGGCAACATCGGTGGAGTCGCCCGGCCGCTGGCGGGAATTGCTCGCCGCGGCGGGCACGCAGGCCGTATCGATTTCGGGTTCCGGGGTTTTTCGCGACGCGGGGGCCGACGCGACGCTGCGGCAGGCGTTCTTCGATGGAGCGACGCCGCATTTCGAAGTTGTGATCCCCGACTTCGGGACGCTTCGCGGGCCATTCCTGATCGGCGGCCTCGAGTATGCGGGCAAGCACGATGGCGAGGCGACCTACGAGATCAGCCTCGAATCCGCCGGTGTCATCACATTCGAGGCGCTGTGATCATGGCCAATCCATATCGCGGCGAAGTCGAACTGCGGGCCGACGGCTCGGTTCATACCCTACGCCTGAGCCTCGGCGCGCTCGCCTCGCTCGAGGCCTCGCTGGGAGGCCAAGGTCTCGTCGATCTCGCCGACCGCATCGAGCGCGGCGGGATCCGCATGCGCGATGTCATCGCCATCCTCGCCGCGGGCTTCCGAGGCACAGGGCGCGAAGTCCGCGATGAGGATGTTGCGGCGATGGTTGTCGATGGCGGCGCGGCGGAGGCGACGCGCGTTGCCATCTCCCTGATGGCAGCAGCCTTCGGGATGCCGTCGCGCTGATGCGCACGCTGGCTTGGGAGGCGCTGATGCAGGCCGGTCTGGGCAGGTTGCGCATGGCGCCAGCCGATTTCTGGGCCATGACGCCGCGTGAACTTCAGGCAGCGTTGGGGGTGCCGTCGGGCGGCCCGGGTGCGGCAGCGCTCGACAGGGCCGGGATGACGGCGCTGATGGCCCGCTTTCCCGATGACAAGGAACCTTCGGCATGATCGATGACGACAGCCGCGAAACCGCCGCGGAACTCGACCGCGTCGCCCATGAACTGCGTGCCGTGGATGGAGCGGCGCGCGATCTCTCTCGGGCCATCGGCGGCGGACTTCGGCAGGCCTTCGACAGTGCCCTGCGCGGCGGCGCCCAATTCGGTGACGTACTTCGCGGGCTGGCGATGGATCTGGCGCGCACCGGCCTGCGCGATGCGCTGACACCGGTCACGTCTGCCATCGGGATGGGTGCCGGGCAGGTGCTGACCGGCGCGATGCAGGGCCTTGCCACGCAGGTAGCGGGGGGTCTCGGCCGTTCAGTGCGTGCTTTCGCGAAAGGCGGCGTCGTGGAAGGTCCCACGGGCTTCGTCTCGCGCGAGGGCCTCGGCGTCATGGGAGAGGCAGGACCGGAGGCGATCCTGCCGCTGGCACGTGGCGCCGATGGACGCCTTGGTGTGCGCGGTGGCGGCATGCAGGTGACCCTGAACGTCACGACCCCCGACGCCGACAGTTTCGCCCGTTCCCGCCCGCAGGTCGCCGCGGCGCTGGCGCGGGCCGTGGCCCGCGGCGCCCGGCGACTCTAGGGAGAACTGGTGATGAGTTTCCATGAGGTTCGGTTTCCAGTTGCGGTTTCCTTCGGGTCGAGCGGCGGGCCGGAGCGGCGCACCGAGGTGGTGACGCTGGCCAACGGCGCCGAGCATCGCTCGACCGCCTGGGCGCACGGGCACCGTCGCTACGACGCCGGGATCGGCCTGCGCAGCCTCGACGACATCCACGAGACGTTGGCGTTCTTCGAAGCGCGGCGTGGGCGGCTTTACGGCTTCCGCTGGCGCGACTGGACCGACCACAAGTCCTGTCGCCCCTCGAGGCAGCCTGCACCCGGTGACTGCGCGCTGGGCGAAGGCGACGGCATCGTCCGCAGCTTCCTGCTCATCAAGAGCTACCGGTCCGGCAGCGAGACCTATCGGCGCCCCATCGCCAAACCGGTCGCCGGTTCCGTGAGGGTTGCAGTCGATGGAGCGGAACTGCCCGCCGATGACTTCACCGTCGATTCCACCTCCGGCGTGGTGACACTCGGCACGGCGCCGAAGCCCGGTGCGGCGGTGACCGCCGGCTTCGCGTTCGACGTGCCGGTCCGTTTCGACACCGACCGCATCGAGGTGAATCTCGCCGCTTTCGAGGCCGGCGCGATTCCCTCCATCCCGATCGTGGAGATCCGTGTCTGATGCGTGAGATACAGGCCGAACTGCAGGCCCGGCTGGAGAGCGGGGCAACGACACTCTGCACCTGCTGGGTGGTCACGCGCCGCGATGGCGTGTCGCTCGGCTTCACTGACCATGACGAGGATGTCGAGGTCGAAAACGTGGTGTGCGCCGCGCTTTCCGGCATGACCGGCGGCGCGCAGGAAATCGGGCTGGGGCTCGGCATCGACAGCAGCGAAATCGAGGGCGCGCTGGACAGTGCCGCAATCACGGCCGCCGATGTGGCCGCCGGTCTCTATGACGGCTCGAAGGTCGACCGATGGCTTGTTGACTGGCAGGCGCCATATCTCCGACTGCATGTGTTCAGCGGACATCTGGGCACGATCACCCGGGAAGGCGACGCGTTCAGAGCCGAACTGCTGAGCCTGAGTGCCCGGCTCAATGCGCCCATCGGTCGGATCTGCCAACGCCTGTGCGATGCAACACTCGGGGACGCACGCTGCGGAGTCGACCTCGGTCGGCCTGATGTCACCGCCGAGGCGACGGTGACCGCAAGCGGGTTTCGCGGGATGACCTTCGACGGGCTGGACGGCTTCGTCGCCGGCTGGTTTGCCGAGGGGCGGTTAAGCTGGACCGACGGCGCCGCGGCCAGCCGCGATGTGGCGATCATTGCGCATTGGGTCGAGGGCACGGCGCATTGGATCGCGCTGGAAGACGGTCGGACAGTCGCACCGGGCACCATCTGCCGCGTGACCGCGGGCTGCGACCGCGCAGCCGCGACCTGCCGCGAGAAATTCGGAAACCTCTGCAATTTTCGGGGGTTTCCGCACATGCCCGGCGAGGATTGGGCGCTGACCGCCGCGCCGGCGAGCGGCGACCGCCACGATGGCGGAGTACTGCGATGAAGACGATGGGCGCCGTTCTCCACCCGGCCGTGATCGCCGCCCGCGCCTGGGTCGGCACGCCGTACGTTCACGGCGCCAGCAACTGGGGCAGCGGGGCGGATTGCCTGGGACTTGTCCGCGGGGTTTGGCGCACGCTGTACGGGAGCGAGCCGGAGGCTGCTCCGCCCTACACGCCGGACTGGTCGGAAGCCTCCCGCGAAGAGCGCCTGTGGGCGGCAGCGCGCCGCCACTTCGACACCCTGGCCGTCGCGGAGGCTGTCGAGGGCGACGTGTTGCTGTTCCGGATGCGCCGCAGCAGCCCGGCCAAGCATCTCGGCATTCTGGCCACCGGCCCCGATGGCGGATGGACGGTCATCCATGCCTATAGCGGCGTCGGCGTGATCGAAAGCCCGCTGGCGGAGCCGTGGCGTCGGCGGCTGGTCGCCGCATTCCGGTTTCGGGAAAGGACAGGCTGATGGCGACGCTGGTTCTCGGCGCGGCAGGAGCCGCCCTCGGCGGTGCGATAGGCGGCTCGGTCGCAGGACTCGCCGCACCGGTGCTCGGGCGGGCGCTCGGCGCGGTCGCTGGCGGCTTCATTGACCAGCATCTGCTGGGCGCCGGGTCGGCGGCAGTGGAAACGGGCCGCGTCTCCGCCCTGCGCCTGCAGGGCAGCCGCGAGGGCACCCCGCTGGCGCGCGTCTTCGGCGGAACGCGGGTGACGGGCACGGTGATCTGGGCCAGCCGCTTTCGCGAACATGTCTCGACACGCAGCGAGGGAGGCAAGGGCACGGCGCCCGGGGCCACGGTGCGGGAATACAGCTACAGCATCAGCCTCGCGCTGGCGCTCTGCGAAGGCCCCATCGACCGGATCGGCCGCATCTGGGCCGATGGCATCGAAATCGCACGCGACAGCCTGCCGCTGCGTCTCCATCGCGGGACGGAAGATGGAGAGCCCGATCCCCTGATCGTGGCGCTGGAAGGGGACGCGCCCGCGTTCCGCGGCACGGCCTATCTCGTATTCGAGGATCTGCCACTGGCGCGCTGGGCCAACCGCGTGCCGCAGTTCGCCGTCGAGGTGTTCCGTGAGCCGCGGATGCCCGAGGGCCTGTCGCCCGAAGCCGCACCGCCCCTGCCCGATCTCGTGAAGGCAGTGGCTCTCTCGCCCGGCTCGGGCGAGTTCGCGCTCGACACGGCGCCGGTGCTGCGGCGCCTCTCGGCGGGAGAGACCCGGTGGGAGAACGTGAACGCCATCGAGACGCGGCCGGACCTGCTGCTTTCGCTCGACCAGCTCGAAGAGGCGTTGCCGGCCTGCCGCTCGGTGCTGCTTGTCGTCTCCTGGTTCGGGGACGATCTTCGCGCCGGCCATTGCCGTATCTATCCTGCCGTGGAAGAGCCGGAGAAGCAGACCGAACCGCATGTCTGGACGGTTTCGGGCGTCGACCGGGTAGCGGCGCGCGCGGTCAGCCGAACCGGGACGGGCCGGCCTGCC